TTGGCTAAGATTGCCCGTTACGTCGAAATTTGCAACAAAAACCCTGTTCAGGTCAAGTTCCTTAAGGGTTGGATTAACCGCACACTGAAAGGTCTAGCATGAGCTTGCTTGCCGTTGGATCAATCATTGAAGCGGTGGGTAAGGTTGCAGGCGACCTAATCACCACAGACAAAGAAAAGATGGAGATGGAGATTGAGCAACGAAAGCTCGATCTTGAAGAGAAGCGTATTGACCAAGCTACAGACCTAGCCCAGATTGAGGTCAACAAGATCGAAGCGGCGTCCTCTAGCGTGTTTGTCAGTGGCTGGCGCCCTGCCATTGGCTGGATTGGTGTTGCGGCTATGGGTTACCAGTTCCTGCTCTATCCGCTGTTTCAGTGGTGCTGGAAGTACTTGCAGGCTATGGGCTGGGTTCCAGTGGGTATGGATCCTCCCCCAGTGCTCGAGGCTGACCAACTTTGGGTCATCTTGTCAGGAATCTTGGGAATCGCTGGTATGCGTTCTTTTGAGAAGACTAAGGGTGTGGCAAGCAAGTAACCTTGTCACAAGTTAAAAGGCATACTAAAATGTCTCAACGAATCTACGAGGTGAACGCATGGCGACTGCAAGTGTTATGACCTATGACAGCTTGGTCGAAAACATCCAGTCTTATCTGGAGCGTACTGACACCGCTACGCTGGACAAGATCCCCCTGTTTATCATGCTTGCTGAGCAGGTTATAGCCTCTCAGATCAAGTTTTTGGGCAACCTGACGGTCAACACCAGCAACATGGTGATTGGGACTTCTACGATTGCCAAACCAGCTCGTTGGCACAAAACGGTGTCAATGAACATCACAGTTGGTGGATCGCGCCAGCCTGTTTTGCTTCGCAAGTATGAGTATTTGCGTGAGTATTGGCCTTCCCCCACAGCAACTGGAACACCTGTTTATTACGCTGATTACGACTACTCAAACTGGCTCATAGCTCCTACCCCTGACGTAGCCTATGCCTTTGAGGTCTTGTACTACGAGCGCGTTCAACCTTTGGATAGCTCTAACCAAACTAATTGGTTCACCATCTACGCACCTCAAGCTTTGCTTTATGGTTCCTTGCTTCAAGCTATGCCGTTCCTCAAGAATGACGAACGCATCCCTATGTGGCAGGGTCAATACAAACTGATCATGGACACGTTGACGGCTGAGGACAAGTTGCGTGTGGCTGATCGTCAAGCGATTGCGGTGGATTCATGAGCTACGTAAGTCCATTTACTGGTGACGTAATCCAGCCGACGGACGTCAGCTTCCGTGCGGTTACGCTGTCTGCCAACACGCAGTTGAACTGGCCCAGCAACAGCACCACAAGCACCGACTACGCCTCTCGCATCATGCAGGTGACTGCTACCGCTGGTAGCTTGAGCCTGTATATGCCTCCAGCCAACCAAACTTCGGTTGGTAACGACGCGCTGATCCGCAACATTGGTGCGAACACCTTTACGGTTAAAGACTACGCTGGTACGAACACAATCGTGTCTGTAGCCGCTGGTGAGTCCAAATACATCTACATTACAGCAAACCCAACCGCTCAGGGTTCTTGGGGAGTTATTGCTTTTGGCACTGGAACATCCTCTGCTGATGCCGCTACGCTTGCAGGCTACGGTTTGGTTGCCAGTGGCGCTACGTTGAACCAAAGCCACCCAAGCTCGTCAATCACCACAGGAACTACGCTTGCCACCACAGATCGAGCTCAGACTCGTGTGTGGGCAGGTGGATCTGGTACAGCCACCCTTCCAGCCGCGGCTACGCTTGGAAACAATTGGTTTACTCTGTTCAAGAACAACGGCACAGGATCCTTCACGATCTCGTGTTCTGGTGCTGAGTTGATTGACGGTAACTCAACCAAGACATTCAACCCAACTGAGTCAGCATTTATTGTATGTACAGGTACGGCGTATGTAACTGTAGGTTATGGTGTCAGCTCACAGTTTACGTTTACTGCGCTCACAAAAAGCGTGACTGGTGGGGTTGTTACGCTGACAAATAACGAGGCGGCAAACAACATTCAAGAGTACGTTGGCAGTCTGTCAAGCAACTCTGTTGTGACGTTCCCTGCTGTGGTGAACTTGTACGTCATCTCGAATCAAACGACTGACAATGGTTTTAGCCTAACTGTTACAACGGGTTTAGGTTTTGCGGCGGTGATTCCTCCGGGGCAACAAGCCACGCTCATCTGCGACGGAACCAACTTCCTTAACGCCAACACCACCCAAGCTGGAGCAACCACCGTGAGCTTGTTAGATGGCACGGTTGGAACCCCTTCCCTTAACTTTGCCGCTGAGACTGGTACTGGTCTTTATCGTCCATCGGCTGGTGAGTTGGGCATCTCGGTGCTTGGTACTAAGCGTGTGGGTGTAACAGCTACTGGAGTCACCGTAACTGGTTCTGGCACGTTCACCACAGGTATTGCTGGGGGTACGTTCACATGACGCAAAAGGTGTTTGCCCTCGACACGAAGCCGGGGATCCAGCGCGATGGAACCGTCTTTGACAAAGAGTTCTACAACGACGGTCGTTGGGTTCGCTTTCAACGTGGTCGTCCACGTAAGATGGGTGGGTATCGTGAGATTGTGAACGACTTGGCTGGCCCTTCCCGCGGGATGTACCTCAACCCACAGCAGAACTTTAACAACGTGTTTAGTGGGTACTCTGGTGGCTTGCAGTTGCTACCGATCAGCAGTACTGGAACAGGTTCTGGTATCACGGACATGACGCTGTCGAACTTCACAGCAAACGCAGACAACTTATGGCAGTTTGACACGTTCTATGACGTGAGTGGGTCTGGAAATAATTTGCTCCTAGCGCACCCCGGTCGTAACCTTTCGCTCATTGACAATAACGTCAACACCCCTGTTTTGGGTGGCGACATCACTGGCACATCGTTAGCGGCTCTTGGTGTGTTCACAAGCTCCGTATTTTTAAACGCCACCACGACCATGTACCTGTCGACACAGAGCCTTTTAATTGGCGCTGGTCAAACAATCACAGGAACTGGTATTCCTGCTAATACAACTGTTGTTTCTGCAAACCTACGGGTTCCTGTGTTGAACGCCGTAGCTGTAACTGGTATTGCTGGTCAGTGTTCATGCACATCTACAACTGGTCTTTATGTTGGGCAAACAGTTGCCGTATCAGGAACCAGCACTGGCACTGCTACTGGTATTACTTCTGGCGTGACGTACTTCATTATTGCCACCAACTATGCGACGACCTTTACGTTGTCAGCCTCTTCTGGTGGTGCGGCAATCACAACTACCGCAGGAACAACGACTGGTTTGGTCTTCACCATGGGTCAGATCCAAGACGTGGTGATCTCCAACGCCGCGACAGCTTCTGGTGCTTCTACCATTACCTTTGACAACAACGTATCTGTCTCTGGTGGTGTGGTTACCCTTCACCCCTACGTGTTTGTTTATGGAAATGACGGGCTAATCAGGAACTCTGGGGCGGGTAACGTCCAAGATTGGGTCTCTGCTGACGCAAATGAGGTCTCTGTAGCGACTGGAAAGATTGTCCAAGGGTTACCAGTACGCGGTGGTTCAAACGCGCCTTCTGGGCTGTTTTGGAGCCTTGATTCACTGATCCGTGTGTCCTACATTGGTGGTGCTGGTACTCCTCCTCAATACTGGCGCTATGACTTGATCTCTTCTCAATCGTCTATTCTGTCTGGTCAGTCTGTAATTGAGTACGACGGTATATATTATTGGTGTGGTGTTGATCGATTTTTGCTTTACAACGGTGTTGTGAAAGAGATCCCTAACGCCATGAACCAGAACTACTTCTTTGATAACCTGAACTACGCCCAGCGCGAGAAGGTTTGGGTTTCAAAGGTTCCTCGTTTTGGCGAGATCTGGTGGTTTTACCCCCGCGGTACAGCTACAGAGTGCACAGATGCAATTGTCTACAACGTGCGTGAGAATACTTGGTACGACGCAGGTCAAGCATTGGGTGCTCAGCGTTCTGCTGGTTACTTCTCTCAAGTCTTTCCATTTCCAATTTCCGCTGATTGGAATATCAACGCTTCAGGTGGTATTTTGACTGCCACTATTACAAACGCTGGCGCTGGTTATACCAACGGAACCTATACCAATCAAGCGCTCACAGGTGGTGCGGGAACAGGTGCTACAGCTAACATCACCGTAGCTGGTGGTGTCATTACTTCTGCCGTGATCAATGGTCACGGTGTCAATTATGTTGTTGGAAACACGCTATCTGCATCAATTGCAGGTGGTGCTGGGTTTGTTTTAACTGTCAGCACCTTGATGAACTTTGTGTCTTTGTATCAAAACGAGATTGGGACTGATAAAGTCAGTGGTGCTTTGGCTGTGGCAATTGAGTCCTATTTTGAGACCAATGATTTAGGGTTGGTGAGTGGAGGCCCGTCCCAGCCATCCCCTGTCGGCGGGAATAAATGGTTACGTTTAGAGCGTGTTGAACCTGACTTTATTCAAAGCGGTGACATGGAGCTATACGTGACTGGACGACCCTTTGCTCAATCTCAAGACGTTACGTCTTCTGCATACACATTCACGCCCACGACAGGCAAGGTTGACATGCGTGAACAGCGTCGTGAGTTAAGGTTAAAGTTTGTGTCTAACGTGACTGGTGGTAATTACCAAGTTGGTAAGATTATCTTAGACGCTGACTTCGGTGACGTGAGACCTTACTAATGGCAACCATACTCAACACCAACTTAGTCTACGACCCAAGGTATCACACCTTCGAGTCGTGGGCTTCGCTCATGTGCGAACAGTATGCCGCACAGCAATTATCCATTCCAGACGCAAACACGGACTGGAAAGCGTGGGGTGCAGGTCTAAAAGCTATCGATGTGTTTGCAAATGAGGGTATCCCTGATCCTTACATTTTCGACGACTGGCAAGAATGGGCTGAAGCTCTTGTCAACTCTGTCAACCCAGCGGTGAACTGAATATGGCATTAACACAAGAACAAGTTGACTATTGGTTTGCTACAAACCCAGAAGCCACTGCTGATGACGTTGCCGCCGCTGTTCAGGCGGCTGGCGGCTTAGAAGCCAATGCTGGTTTGGCTGACATGATCGCCAATCGATACGACATTGACACCAGCCAAGTTAACGATTACTACAACCAATATACCGCTCCAACAGGTGGTCTTAATCTTGCAAATGACGCTGGCGCGGCGGTCACTGTATCTGACTCTGGAAATACTGGAGTTACTACTAATGGTACTGGTGGACTATCTAATCTAACAACAGACACCAACCTTGGCTCGACCACAGGCGCTCTAACTCAAGCTACAACTGGAACCACAGGATCTAACGTAACTAGCGTCACAGGTGGTGCGGGAACAGATACAACAAGTGGTTTGTCAACATTAGGAACCGCTGTCACAAGTCCTTACGACGCGATCACAGCCGCATGGAATAGTGGCGACTACGGAGCTACCAATAATCTTATTGCAACCGCAGGATTAACAAAAGCAGACATTCAGTCTCATTACAACCTTGATGATGCAACCATGAATTGGGTGCTAAATCAGGGTATTAAAACCGCTGATGCAACAACTAGCGGTTTGTCTGTTCTTACTGATCAACTTACATCTATAAGCACTGGAACATCAACTAAAACTGGTACAGATGTTTTGGTGGGATCTACTAACACGTCTACTTCCGTAAGCACAGGAACTGGAACTTACACGTCCATTGATACAGCGTTGGCTACTGTTGGTTCTGGAGATGGCAAGAAGTTTGTGTTGCCGGGCTACGGCGCGGTTGCCGCCAGCACCCTAGCCACTTGGGAGCCGTGGCGATTGGATATGTTGGGTCTTGTTAAAGGCGCCAACGGCGAGATCCAGTACAAAGGAGGCCCCGCTTGGGAAACCGCTACAGGTACTGCCAAAACACTGTTTGACGAGATCAACGGTATTTCTAACTTGTCTGGAATGGGTAACGCATTCACGGGTGGTGCTTTAGAGCAGGGTGAAGGCGGATTAGGCTCAAAAGAAGCCGTAATTTGGGACATTACTAATAAGCTTGCCGCCCAAGGCGTTACAAGTTTGACTGACCTAAAACAGCGTACGGTTCAAGTGTTGATGAGCGGGGGCGAGAGCGGAAACGATTACTACCAAGACGTTACCGAGTACTACAACGCCAAGACTGGTCAAGCAGTAAATTTAGAAGGCACGACGCTTGGTAATCACCAAACTGTTTACAACCTACAAACAACTGGTACTGGTTTGGTTATTCCAACTACATCTGGAACTAAAAGCGATTGGGTTGAATTTAGAGACAATGCGCTCCCACTTGTTCTCACTGCTGTATCTCTTGCTTATCCTGCCGCGGCTCCTTACATCCAATCCTACAACGCCGCCAAAGCCGCAATGGACGGTAACTGGATGGCGGCGGCATTTAGTGGGTTAGCGGCGGCTTCTGGATTCTCTGCAAACATTTCTGCTGAGATTGATGCATTAGCTAATGCTGGCAAGTTTGCTGAAGCTGAACAGCTCTTTAACAGCAGTTGGCTGGCTCAAAACGCAAGCACTCTTAACACAGCAAAGATTGGTGTTGGTGCTCTTAGCGCCGCACAGAACAAAGACATCGTTGGTCTAGTTAATGCAGGCGTGAACTATGCTGGTGCGACCGTTCCAGCAGAACTTAGAACTGGCGTCAATTGGTTAAATTTTGGCAATGCAATTCGCACTGACAATACTGCTGGAATGTTGGACGCGGCAGGTGTTCTGACAAATAGCTCTAACTTGCGGATG